CAGCGGTGCGCCAGTGCCGAGGGCCACTACAAAGCACCCCCCAGCGACGAAGACCGCGAGCCCCGCGAAGTCATCATGCCTGCCGCTGATGTGGTGCTTGTCAATCGCGCCCTGCAATCCGTGCCAGAGGAATACCGCCGCGTCTTGATGTGGCTCTACGTCCCCAGTCGTGAGCCGGTCCAGGCCAAGATGCGCAAGACCGGGACACCCCCGAGGCTCATGCAAGAGCGCCACCTGGCCGGCGTGCGGATGTTCTGGAACCTGTATAAACGCACAGACTGTGGTAAAAACCAGACTGTTGACAAACCCAGTAATCAGGCGTATTGTTAGCGAACCTGATACCGAATCAGCGCTCCGGTTGCCTGTTGGCAGGCCGGGGTGACTCCAAACAAGGCCCGCCAGAGCGATCTGCGCGGGCTTTTTCGTTTCTACGCCGGGCCTGCATCGTCGCAACCAAGCGCACGCTAGCCACAGGATGCTTAGCGCCCGGCACCCAACAGAGGGCGACCGATCCGCAAGGAAGTCGCAAGGCAGTGTCTGAAAAACAAACAGGCGGAATCGGGAAGGGCACACCTGGCCCTGGTCGCAAGAAAGGCGTCCCCAACAAGAGCACGCAAGTAGCCAAGGAAGCGATTGCGTTGGCTGCTGAAGGGCTTGGAGGGCATCAGCGCTTGATTGATTGGGCGAAGGAAGACCCAGCCAATGAGCGCGCCTTCTGGTCAACGATCTACCCGAAGCTGATCCCTGTTCAGATCGCCAACGAGGACGGGCAGAGCTTCAAGCACAGCCTAGAGGTGGCCTTTGTCGGCACGCGCTCGGCTTGAGTTTCCAGATTGGGCTGAGCTTCTATTCCAGCCCAAGCGCTACAAGGTTCTGTACGGCGGGCGAGGTGGTGGCAAGTCGTGGGCTGTTGCGCGAGCGCTCCTAGTCCAGGCTGCAAAAGAGCCTATTCGTGTGCTCTGTACCCGAGAGGTGCAGAAGAGCATCAAGGACTCCGTTCACCGCCTACTCAGCGACCAGATCGCGGCAATGGGCCTGGGCGGGTTCTACGAGGTTCTTGAGACTGAGATACGCGGCAAGAACGGCAGCGTCTTTCTGTTCGCTGGCCTGCTTCAGCACACCATCGACTCCATCAAATCCTTCGAGGGCGTTGATCGGGTCTGGGTGGAAGAGGCGCACAGCGTCAGCAAGAAGAGCTGGGATGTGCTTATCCCGACGATCCGCAAGCCTGCCTCAGAGATTTGGGCGACGTTCAATCCGCAGCTAGACACGGATGAGGTTTACGCCCGCTTCGTGAAGGCTGAGCGAGAGGACTGCACCTCGCTGAAGGTGAACTATTCGGAGAATCCTTGGTTTCCGCAGGTTCTGGAGGATGAGCGCCTGCACGCCCAGCGGACCAAGAAGCCCGCTGAATATGCGTACATCTGGGAAGGCGAGTGCCTGCCAGCAGTCGAGGGCGCGATCTACTTCGATGAAGTGTCAGCCGCAGAGGCTGAGGGCCGCATTCGTGATGTGCCACACGATCCGCTGCTGAAGGTGCACGCGATATGGGATCTGGGATGGAACGACTCCATGTCGATCATCCTGGCTCAGCGCAGTGCCTCAGAGATTCGCATCATTGATTACATCGAGGACTCGCACAGGACGCTTGGCGACTACGCGCAAGACCTGAATGCGATGAAGTTTCAGTGGGGCACCGACTGGCTTCCTCATGACGGCTACAGCAAGGACTTCAAGACCGGCAAGAGTGCGCAGGAGATTCTGACTGCGATGGGCCGGAACGTGCCTTCAACGCTCGACCAAGTGCCACGCATGGACATTGAGGGCGGCATCAAAGCGGCTCGCTTGGTGTTTCCTCGCATCTATTTCGACAAGACCAAGGCCAAGCGCCTGATTGAGTGCCTGAAGCGCTATCGGCGTCATATCAACCAGACGACGAACGAGCCAGGCGCACCGCTCCATGACGAGTTCAGCCACGGCGCTGACGCATTCCGCTACCTGTGTGTGGTGGCCGACCAAATGACGAACTCGACGGGCTCTAAGCCCATTGTTTACCCCAACCGACGCACAGCATGAAGATGACCGAAGACTCGCTGCTGCGCTTCCTTGAAACGGAGTCCGCAGCGGCCTATCACCACATCAGTGGCGACCTTTCAGCGGAGCGTGAGCGGGCTATTCGTGCCTACATGCGCACACCCTACGGCACCGAGCTCGAGGGCCGTAGCCAAGTGGTGGCGTCTGATGTGTTCGACGCAGTGGAAGGGATGCTGCCGGATCTGGTGGAGGTGTTCACCAGCACGGATAAGGCAGTGGTCTTTGATCCTGTCGGCCCTGAAGATGTGCAAGGCGCAGAGCAGGCAACCAACGCCTGCAACCATGTCTTCTACAAGCAGAACAATGGCTTTCTGATCCTCTACACCGCTGCTAAGGATGGGCTGATGCTCAAGACTGGCGGCGTGAAGTGGTTCTGGGATGAGAAGGCCACGCCGAACTTCCAGACTTATCGTGACGTTGACGAAATGCAGCTCGCTGTGTTTCTGACGACGAACCCCAAGGCTGAGGTGCTGGCGAAGGAAGAGGCCGAGCCCAACCCTGAAGTGGTGGCGCAATACGCCTCGATGGGCATGGAGCCGCCGAAGAGCTATTCGCTTGTGCGGGTCAAGACCGTCGAGAAGCGCGGCAAGGTTGCGGTGGTGAACATCCCCGCTGATGAACTGCATGTCTCGGCCCGTCACAACTCCATCCTGCTGGACGATTGCCCGTATGTCGCTCATGTCTGCGAAAAGACGCTGAGCGAGATTCGCCAGATGGGCTTCGATGTGTCGGCTGAGGATGTGAAAGCCGCCCAAGACGAGCCCACAACGCAAGACCGCGAACTGCGCGATTCCTTGCACGGCGATTACTGGAAAGAGGACAACGAGCAAGACGAGACGATGGCTCGCGGATGGCTGCGCGAAGAGTACGTGCTGTGCGACTTCGACGGCGACGGCATCGCAGAGCGCCGCAAGATCATGCGCCTGGGCAAGAAGGTGCTGGAAAACGTCGAATTTTCTCATGTGCCCATTGCTGCGTGGACTCCGTACCTGCTGACGCACCGGTTCGCGGGCTTGTCCGTGGCTGATCTGGTGGAGGACTTCCAGCGCATCAGCACCGACATCCTGCGTGCGCAGTTGGACAACCTCGACTTGGCGAACAACCAAGAAACGGTGGTCCTCACCGACGCGCAGGGCAACCCGCAGGCCGACATTGACGACCTGCTGAATCGTCGTCCGGGTGGCATCTTGCGTGAGAAGGCCCAAGGCGCGATCCGCCCCTACGTCGAGCGCTGGCAGGGCATTGAAGCCATGCCGATGGTGGAGTTGCTGGAGGCGAAGAAAGAGAACCGCACCGGCTACACGCGCTATTCGCAGGGCCTGGACGGTGAAAGCCTGAACCAGACTGCGACAGGCGTGCAGAAGATCATGGACGCCAGCCAGAAGCGCATGAAGCTGATGGCTCGCATCATGGCTGAGGCTCTGGTCGCTCCTATGTTCCGTGGCATCTTCAAGACGCTGACGGATTACTGCATGGAGAAGCTGAGCTTCCGCCTCTCTAACGAGTTCGTGCAGTACGACCCGCAAGAGTGGCGCGATGGCTACGACATGAGCATCAATGTCGGCATCGGCACTGGCGACAAGATGGCGCAGGCTGCGTATCTCCAGCAGATCGCACAGGCTCAATTCGCACTGTTGCAGAGCCCGCTGGGTGGTCGCGTGGTGACTGAGGCGAACATCTACGCGACTCAGGCACGAATCGCTGAAAACGCAGGTTTCAAGAACCCTGCCGAGTTCTGGACCGACCCGAGCAACATGCCGCCGCCGCCTCCGCCTCCGCCTGATCCAAAGATGCAGATTGAGATGGCGAAGATGCAGGCCGCCCAGCAAGAGGCCGCAGCCAAGCGCCAGGACGATGCCTATCGCTTCCAGGCCGAGCAGCAGACTCAGATGCAGATCGACCAGAACCGCCAAGAGTGGGAAGCACGCCAGAAGCAATTGGAGCTTCAGCAGGAAGCCCAGCTTGAGCAGATCCGCAAGAGCTTTGACGCTCAGTTGCGAGACAAGGACATTGCACTCGCCCAGTGGAAAGCTGCTTTCGACCGTGAGACGCAGATCATGCTCAAGCGCATCGACGCCAGCGTGACGCTCAAGCAGCACGATGACGACATGCAGATGGCAAGCGTAAACGCAGCCCGAGAGGACATGCGCGCCGAGTCTGAGAAGGAAGCCAATGACGCCGATTGAAGAGCAGACACGCGGCCAAGCCGCACAGATGCTGCTGGACAACGAGCTTCTGCGCCAGGCTCTTGACGCCATCGAGGCGGAAGTCGTCGATCAGTGGGAGAAGTGCCCGGCTCGTGATGCCGAGGGCAAGGAAGCCCTGTGGCAGTTGTTCAAGACCTCCAAGAAGTTCCGCGCCTTGCTGAATGGCTATGTCCAGACCGGCAAGCTTGCATCGGAAAACCTCAAACGCTTTGACGAGCAAGAAAGCCGATTGCGGCGACTCTTCAAAGCAGCCTGAATTCCACGCAAGTGGATACGTAGCCCGCCACTGAGCGGGCTTTTTTGCGCCCTAACTAGGCGCCATTTTTAGTTGATTGGGAAGTATGGACACCGATCCGAACTCGGAAGTGTCATCGCTGCTTGCAGCCTTGGACGATAGCCCCGCCGTGGAAGACACCGATGAAGTCGGCGAGTTGGAAGCGCAGGACGAAGGCCAGGACACAAGCGCTGACGAACAGCAACAGGACGAAGCATCCGAAGACGAGAACCCCGCCCCGCTGGTGGTGGAGTTCGACGGCAAGAAATGGGAACTCCCGCAAGGAACGCCCCCAGAAGTTGCCGATGGCGTCAAGAAGATGGCCGACGAACTGAAAGCGGACTACACCCAGAAGCGGCAGCGAGACGCAGAAGAGGCTAAGCAGGTCAAAGAGACTGCCAAGACCCTTCAGGAACTCGCACACATCGCACAGGCGACACAGACGAAGGCAGTAGAGCTAACCATCGTTCAGCGGCAGATCGCACAGATTGAAGCCGTTGACTGGAACGCTCTGGTGGAGTCTGACCCGCAACAGGCAATCAAGCTGCAAGCGCAGTACACGCAGCTTCAGAACGCCATGCAGCGAGGCCAGGCTGAACTTCAACAGTTGAGCCATGCGGAGCGGCAGAAGCTGCAAGCGGACAAAGAGCGCCGCCGTGCTGAGTTGCTCAAAGCCGCGCCGGATCTCATTCCCGGCTTCAACGACAAGGTCAACAAGGAGCTGCTTGAAGCAGTCAGCGAATGCGGATTCGCACCTGAAGAGGTCTCGGACCTCGCTGATCCGCGAATGCTGAAGCTCATCAACTTGGCCCGCATCGGGCTTCAGTTGCAGAAGAGCACGCCCAAAGCACTCAAGAAAGTGGCCGAAGCGCCCAAGGTCGCACGACCGCAAGCCCCGGCTCCCAAGCGTGAGAACCAAGCCGCGTTTGACCGTCTCAAGAAGAGCGGACGCGCCGAAGACCTCACCGCATTCCTCTAAATTCTGAAAGGAGCCCATCATGGCTCAACCTACCAATACCCTGGATTCGTACGCCGCTCGTGGCAACCGTGAAGACCTGCAAGACAAGATCTACATGGTCAGCCCGGAGAAAACCCCCGTCTCCAGCGCCATCAAGCGCATCAAGGTGACGAACCGCATCCATGAATGGCAGCGCGACACCCTCGCAACGCCGAACAAGGACAACGCGGTGATCGAAGGCGACGACCGCACCGGCTCGGCCCTGACGGTTACTCAGCGTGTGGCGAACACGACTCAGTTGTTCGACAAGACCGTCATCGTCTCGGAGTCCCAGCGCAAGCACAACAGCGCAGGCCGCTCGGACGAGATGAAGTACCAACTGGCGAAAAAGGCGTTTCCTGAACTGAAGCGCGACTTTGAGGCCGCGATCCTGTCTGACAACGTGGCCGTGCAGGGCAACAGTTCGACCGCTCGCAAGCTGGCTGGCCTGGGTGCTCTGATCTACACGAACTCCAGCCACGGTGGCCCTGGCGTGACTCCTGCTCACACTGCGGGCTTGGCGACGACTGCTCAGACCGCCGGCACAAATCGCGCCTTTGCTGAGACGCAACTGAAGACGGTGATGCAGGGCATCTACACCAACAGCGGCGAAATGCCCACGATGGTGTCGCTGACTCCCTCGCACAAGACCGCCTTCTCTGCGTTTACTGGCATCGCCCAGCAGCGCAAGGACGTGAAGGGCAAGGAGCAGGCCATCATCGTCGGCGGTGCTGATGTGTACGTTTCGGACTTCGGTAACCTGACCATCGTGCCGAACTACGTTCAGGCCACAGCGAACGCCAACACGGCATTCATCCTGAACCCTGAGTACCTGTCGGTCGGTGTGTTCAAGCCGCTGGATTCCGTCCCGCTGGCAAAGACGGGCCACGCTGACAAGGAACTGGCCTCGATGGAGTTCACCCTGATCGTGGAAAGCGAAACCGCTCAGGGCAAGGTCGCCAACCTGACCGCCTAATCACTAGGCTGATAGCCCGCCAGGGGAGACCTTGGCGGGCTTTTTCTTTGGTCAAAGCAATGTCAATCATCCAAGACGACTTCGACGCT